GCTCTACATGGACCGCCAGTAAGTGCTGTAGCTCCAGGTGTTATAGGAACGACGTCTGCTGCAGGAATTATTTTACTTGGATGGGATTGCTGCATTACTTCCCCCCTTTAAGACTTGCGATCAAGGCCAGTGCATCATCTTTCCGAAGCCCTGTTTTATTTACTTCTTTACCGTCGATCATAACATCATACCACCCACCACCATTGCTCTTCATGCTAGGTTCGGGTGGATCGTCGTCCTCATCATTGCCAAAGGTGTCTATAAGTGCCTGATTCTTCTGGGTCAATATAGCTTCCTCAGCGATCTTTACAAGCTTATTTCTTGGCGCTTTGGCGTCGTAAGTCCAACCGTATTCCAATAGTTGGGTCTTATTGACATCTTTGGCAAGGACACAAAGCCCATCACGAAGAAATCTTCTAAGTCGAGAGTTAGGCATTCTGGTTCGTCTCCGATCCAAGAATGCCCCTTCCTTGTAGTTCCGGCCTCTATACCGGAAACTTTTAAGGGCTATAACAGGTTCCCTTCTGCTAATTGATGGTCGTCCTGACATATGTATTCCTCCGTGATGGGTCTATAATTACTGTACTAAATGATTATTAGTTAGCTGCAATGGGTGTGTCGAAGAAATACCCGAGGTCAGCAGCAATGAGTTTTTGGTCAAATGCCATCTGGATTTCAACACGATCACTTTCAAGTTTTTCCTGGCGAAAGCGTTTGATCCTGTTACCTTCCTGGCCTGCTCCAACAAATCCGGTCCAGCTGAAAGTATATCCAGCGGATGGAGTCATCATTCCAGGTGATGGTGCAGAGTAACAAAGAAGAGCATTGTCCCCGCCAATAAAAGAATGAGAATTTGTTGCTCCCTCTGCGGCTGTGTTTGAAATGGCCTTCATAACAAAGATTCGTTCCATTTCAAATAATGCCATCATCGCCCACAGGGTTCCCATTGCAGGAGTTGGGGGTGTCTGACCGGCATTAACACGTTCAATGATATCTGCATTGTCTGCCAGGGTGTCATAAACGGCTTTGCTCAGGACCAAAGTATTAGGCTCAAATCCAGTTGACTCAAGAACAACTCTCTTGCCTGTTCTGATATCAACTATTGGATCAGTCGCTGTTCCTACGGTTCCCCAGTTTGCAGTTGTGTTATCTGTAGTCCAGATACTTGTTGCAAAGTATTTAGCAGCCCACAATTTTTCCCGTTTGATCATGGCCTTATGAGTACAATACTCTGTAGCCTCTCTGTCAGGTGCAAGAACCGAATCGGAGTTTGCTCTGATCTGATCCGGAATGTCTTTATGAAAGGCATAAACATCTGCGTAATAAGTCGGGGTGTTATCGATGGTATAGCTGCCGCCTGCAGATTCCGTTCCAGGTGCACGCTTCTTCATCTCGTCCCTGTTGAACTCACCACGATCATATGTGTAATAACGATCTGACTGTTTGGTGACTGGAATTACAGGAAACACTCTCTGAGAAACAAAGTTTGTCATATTCTGCAAATATGCAATGGAAATATTTGTCAGAGGTGTGTTAACGTGGACATCTCCAGCAGTCGGAGCGTATTTTAAAAATTGCTGTTTCATATTAAATTTTCTCCTTATGAAAATTAATTTATTAGTTTCTACTGAGTAGGATTAGTTGCGCTAGGCTGCAGGGACCTGGTATGCTTTCATTCTGATAGCAATGATCTCTCCAGCGGCACCACCTTCAAGAGCAGTTCCCATAACAAATTGGGAAACAGCATCTTTAGCAAGAGCAGCTCCGTCATCGTCAGAGATGACTTCTCCACCAGCAGCGATTGTTCCACCACATTCGACTTTTGAAACGCCACCAATAGCAACGCATCCAGGTCGTCCTGCAGCTGCAGGTTTATCCTGAAGAATACCTAATGCTTTGGCACCCTTTGTTGATACAACATCGATCTGCTTATCAGATGCAACGTCAACAAATAAATATTGACCCGCAGATAAGTCAGAACCGGCTTCCACAGTGATAGTCTCCAAATTTTCTTCGTAAGACATTTAGTGTCCTCCTATCTATATTAATTTATATTTCAATAATTGTTTAAAAGATCCGTTGTTCCCAGGCCCTATTTTTTCAGAGTCTCGGCGTAAAGATCAGCACCTTCAGAAGTCTTTAGAACTTCGTCATATGCATTGGCGAAAGTAATACTGTCCGTTGCGGCTTTGTCTTCTGCCATTTTGTTCAGTTTCGCCATGGGGGAAGATTCACCAGCTGGTGCAAAGTTATGACCCACTTCGTCGAATGCCTTAGCAACCTCAATTCCTTCATTACCGGATTTTAGCATGGTTGTTAGTGCATCCTGGATGGTCTTGTCAGACATATCAGAAATGGCCTTCATAACATGACCTTTGATTTTTGCATCACCGGGAAGATTTGGGTAAAGACCTTCGGCCATCTTGGTAAACTCACCAATCTGACGTGCTTCTTTTTCAATCTTTGCTTCCTTTTTTGAAGAATCAATCTCAAGCTGCTGTGCTTTTAGAATGGTAAAGACACCAGCGCCAACTACTGATTTAACAATTTTTTCACCATGTAGAACAATGCTTTCTTCACCAGCAGCCTTGGATTTTTTCAGGGCCTCAGCAGCAGCTGTAACTGCAGCAACGTCAGTAGCCTGTTCTTCAGCAGATTTTGTAATGAAAGCAAGTTTACCATCTTCGTCCAGTGTGTTATAATGGGCCTTGGTGACATCATTCATTTTTGCGAGGGTCTCAGCAATGACCAATTTGGCATTTAATGGTTCAACTGCCTCTTTCAGCATTGCAGCGATTTCTTCTTTCTTCATGTCCAGTCCTCCTGATTTAATTACAGTTGTTGCAGCTATAATGCCACTTAATGAAGTAGCGAAATCTGCAATATTATTGGTTATAACTTCTTTTTTATTTGCTACAGCTGCTTCGTCCATGGTATTCCTGATTGATTTTCTCAGGGCCCATATTGAATCCCAGATACCGTTCATCAATTGATCAGTCTGTTCTTCCAGCTGAATTTCTCCCATTGCTTCTAGGAATGTCTGTTTAATGACATTCTCATCATCGCAACTTAAAGCAGCAGATTTAATAATAGCTGCAAGAGCAGGAGCGTGAGCAGGGTTTTTTACAGTTGATAATTTGGTAATCTCCAAACCTGTAGCAGTTTGGGGGTTAGTTTTTCCGTCGGTTCTCATGTTGCGTTCTCCTCATCATCTACGAGTGCTCCGGAACCTTCTATGGAAAATCCCTTATACTCTCCTGAGACGAATTTTGCGAGGGTAGCCACATCAGGCTTGACACCGACCATCCACCCACTAATGTTTGAAGTAATCCCCATTGATTTAGCTATCTCACTTGAAAGCGGAAAGCTATGAACAACCATACCAATATCAACTGGGGTATGCGAATCGTTGCTAATCCTGGAAGTCTCCATGAAAGCAGATGTTGACTTAACCATCAGATCACTTGGAATGTGTTGATTGTCTAAATCGTAATAGGGCTCATTATTTATATCAGTCACCATGCCCCAACCAAAAACGATACCCAAAGACTGATCGACTTCCGTGACTGTAACTTCTGCTTTGAATACCCCCTTTTTAGTCTTCATAGGCTTCTCCTTCCATTTTATATTTACATAACATTTATTTATGTAGCCTTAGTATATTCGGTTTCGCTACCTAAACTGTCAATCTCTCCATGAAGGTCAAAGAATATAACTGGCATATCACCAACTTCTACATCAGTTCTTGTCATCTGAATTTGTATTGTATCGCTAATCCCACAGTCAATTACAATGTCTTCAAAGGTACTTATTTGATTATAAGTACCGCTATACTCACTTGTAAAATCAAACACATCATCTCCACCTGCGCCAACCTCACAAGTTATAGTCGTCCAATCAGTTACTTTCTCGTATCCATTACGTTGCACTCGATATCTTGCAGTTACTACAAATGCTGGGGTTGCACCTGCATCAATTGTTAAATAGTCATAATCTACATGAGCTGTTACACCCATAGTAAGTGTTAAATTAGTTATAGTACCTGCAACATAATCAACTTCATAATCTGTATCCTCAACATATGTAGTAGTGTCTGTCGCATCCTGAACAACGACTGTTCCGTCAACAGGAAGAAATTCTAATGCTGAAGATAAGCCAACTGCTGGAACGGTCCAATTTTCATCTGTCACAGATGTTTCATTAACCATTGTCTGAAACCAATGCAAATGAGGTTTAAATGTTAAACTGTTCCCAACTTTAAATTCGTGATTAATTTCCTGATTCCCCCCAACACGATCTGCTGACGTTCCAATAACCCCACCAGATGCAAATACAATAGTATTCTCATCATAGTCGTAGGTCACTTTACCAACCTGTGACTCTAGCTTAGACCCAAACAAGTCCATAATCATATCTTGCCAGACTGTACCAGTTCCCCGGAGTCTAGGAGTACCATCAGTCTTATTGATTTCAAGATGATTCGCAATACCACCTATTTTAACTTTACTTGCATCAGTGGCATCAATTTTTCTTTTCTTTAAATCATGGTCTAATTGCAATGTCATTTTATTCCTCCATGTCAATAAGTCTATAAACTACAATACATCTACATTGGATCGTATTTGCTGCGGATCCTGCTGGGTCTCGTGGAAATAGTAATGGACCAAGCGGAGTCTGGAACGGTTGATCTACTAAGACACCCTCAGGATTTAAAGAAGGTATACTTCTATGTTCGTTCCTTGTACGTTTGTCATCCTTATATATCCAAAATCTTCTGACTAGAGTTGGGTCTATAGTTCCATCATCAACTCCTTGTATTACTGATGTATATTCTCCAATTGATATGGCCCTAAGTGACTCTGTTCGGGCAATAGTCTCAGCTCTGAAAGTTATATACCTACTCCGATAACTAGCAACCATTTGATTTATTTGTGTCTTAGATAATGAGCTCTTATTCGATATAGCCTGCCGAATCGTCGCATCATATTTTTTATCCCTTAGTGCTCTATTCAAAGTTGTGCTGTCAAGCTCAGTAAGACCTTTCTCATAATTGTTAACTGCCATTTCCTGCCTAGGGGTAAGCCCAACAGTATCTCTAAAAACCCTGGCTGTCGATCTCGGATTGTTACCAGCTATATGATCGTTTCTAATTGCGACCTTTATAGCATCCCGAGTGTTCTCCGATATTTTGTGCACTAGATTAAGATTATATGTTCGGATATAATCAGTAGTAACAGGGTTTAAAATATTATAACTAAAAATTGCCTTATCTGCTAAACTACCGGGTGGAATGATGCTTATGGTCTGGCGTCCACTTGCAATAATTGCCTCATTAATAT